CCATCTTGGTGGTCTCTTCGTCCACCTTCTTTGCCTTGGCTTGCTCTGCTTCCAACGCCTTTGAGTTGTTAATGGTCTTGTCGAACTTGTCTACCTGTTCAGCGGTAGGCTTCTTGATTCCCGTCAGCCGTGTCTCCGTCAGGTCGAGCAGGGGCTTGCCCTTACCCTCTACGTTCTTCTTGGCCACGATGATGGCGGCGGCTCCCTCGCTGGCCTCATGCTCCAGCCTGTCCACATAGGCATCCCTGCTCTTGTTCTCTGGCTCAGGCTGGATGATTGGCTTCGGGGTCGTGGTGCAACCACACAACAGTAGCAGTAGCAGGTATCTCATAGTTTCATTTTCTTAACCCTATTCTGCAGTATCTGGAGCATCTCCTGCGAGAAGGTGCCTATGATGCAGTGGGTGACAGCCTCGTAGATTGGCTCTACCAATCCATGCAGGGCGAAGTAACTGACGACTCCTAGGATGCCGCCTGCACTGATTCTGCGAATCCAGATGGCAATTGGGTAGGTCTCGTCACTGATAAGCAATCTAGCAAAGGCACCAAGGGCACCAAGGACGGCGACAATCCATCCTCCGTCTTTCAGTTCCTCCAGCGTCTTGGCGAAGGTGGGGTCTGGCTGGCTCATCGCTCTTCCTCCCTCTTGCCCTGCTTGGGCATTGCGTAGAACTTGTACATGCGGGCCGCTTCCTTGGCCATGACCTCGTTGCTGTCCACTCCACGGAGCGACAGGAACGGGATGCCTTGGATGATGGCTTTCCTAGCCTCAGCGGTGTGGTTGGCAGTCGGGAACCTAGGCCTGATGACGAGCATAGGGCCAGTGAAGCCGACCAACTTGGCGGTAGCCGCCGCAATCTCTTCGGAGCCGCTGGTGTGCCTGAGTCCCATGGCATGCATGGCCACGGAGTTTTCCATGGAGCCGTGGGCAGGGTCTCCAGAGTCAGGTCCGAACAGTCCGTGGATTGCGTCCTCGGCGTTGAGTCCAGCATTGGTGCCAAGTTCCATCAGGTCAGGCGTCGGAGTGTTCGGACCGAACGACGACGACATCTGGTTCTTCAGGTTGCCAGCCTCGATGCCAGCAAGACCAGCCGCCACACGCTGGCGTTCGAACGCTTCCTTGGCCTGAGGGGCACCAGAGATGTCGAACTTGCCAGACATGGTCTTGGCGTGAGCCGAAGGTGCCTGACCAGTAAGCATGAACGCTTCCGAGGCGTATGCACCCATGCCCTTGTACGTCTTGAGGAAGTTGGACACGATGGGAACCGCACCAAGGTACTTTGCGTTCTGGGCCGCACGTTCTTGAGCCTCGTCGAACGACGTGATGCCTTCGGCGATTGGCTTGCCAGTCTTCTTGTCGATGACCGAGTACTTGCCGTCGGCCATGACGATGTCGGGCGTCTCAAAGGCGTCATGCGACACCTGATTGATGAGGCCGTCATGCATGCCTGCGTAGTAGATTTTGTTATGCCACAGCGGTGCACCATAGTTGGTGGCATAGCCGTGGGTCCTGCCGACAGGCACGGAGAGGAAGACGCCCTGAGGCTTCGTGATGTGGGTGGCCACACGCTTGGCCACGTCTTCTCCGTCCGTGATGCCAGCCCTCTTGATGGCGTCGAAGATGGTCTCAGGGGTCCTGCCTCCGAGCCTGCTGGCCCTGACAAGTCCCTTGAGCGTGGTGGTTTCCGATTCCCTGAAGGTGTAGTTGTGCTTCAGGCCCAAGTCGATGACAGACTTGACGACTGCCTTCATGCCAGCGGTGGTCTTTGCGGACGTGACCATCGGAAGTTCGTCCACGATTTCAACCGCCGCCGCAAGGAGGTGTTCTTCAAGAAGCCCAGTCTTTCCGTTCCACTCGATGGTCTTTTCGTTGCTCAGGAACGCTTCGGCGTCTGGCAACTGATGCAAGGTTCCGTTGTGCAGGGCCTCAATGAACCCTCCGTGGGTGGCACGTTTCTTGGCTTCATGCAGGATGTAGCCAGCCCCCATGAACTCCGAGTACTTGAACCCGCTGATGTTGACGGGTGCGATGATGCCTCCGCCTAGGTTGATAAGGCCTACGACGTTCCTTACGGAATCGTAACGCTTCCTGTGGTGCCTAGCGTCCATGATGACCAAGGCGTCTTTTCTGTTCTGCAGGGCCCTCATGACGTACCAATTGGTCATGACGCCACGATAGGCACCATCTTCGCCGAGCGGAATGGTGTCGGGATAGTTATAGGCGTCCGCCTCCACCTTACCCACCAACTTCTCGATTTCGACAATCCTGTTCTTCACGGCGTCCATGGCAGGGTCAGGCACGTTAGCACGATAGACTGCGGTTATCGGGGCGGCGTTCATCTCGAACAACTTGCCGAGCATGGTCTTTGCTTCCGTGTGCTGTGATGCACGGGCCCTGCTGGTCGGGTTGCCGCTGGTAGTGTCAAAGTCGATGTCCACCGACCTCACCAGTTTCATGATATTCTCGCCGCCAGATTGCATCTCTGCGAACGTAATGGAATCAGGGTTAGTAATGGCCCGTTCCATTAATGCGGCTATAACGGCACGCTCTGGGTATTTCTTTTTTACGAGACCGATGTAATCCTCTGGCGTGACGCCGATAACCTTAGCGGCAAGCCTGACGTCGAAAGCGATGGCCTGTGCTGGCGTGAGGTCAACGAAAGTTCCAGACGCATACTTGTTCTTCTTATGGATGGCCCTCATGTTCGCCATGATGTCATCAGGGGTGACTCCTAGTTCCACCAAGTCTTCCATACGCACATGCCTGCTGATGTTGTCTGCGAAATTGTAGACATGGCTGTGCTCAATCTTGTAGGGCCGCTTGTACGTGAGGTAGCCAGCCCTTTCGTGTGCACCTTCTTCTGGAGCCCAAGGCTCATAGTTCTTTGAATGAAGTTCACGCCTATTCCTGAAGTCGGTAATCATCGTGGCAGGCTCGTAGTACAATTGCTCCGCCCTCTTGAGTCCGTAGAGGGTCTTGGCCTTCCATTCCTTCACTTGGTCCGTCCTAGCCTCTAATTTTTCGACCCTACGCCTGAAATCCAATACCGACTCCAGTGCAATCTTGTCGAAGTTGACGCCGTGCCTTGCGGCACCATCGAAGTCCAACTCATGCTTGTAGTAATCGCCAAGCCAATCCAACTTGCCCATGAACTCAGGATTGAACTGAAGTCCCACGGCGGCGATGAACCTGACTAGGTTATCGACGCTGTTATTGGTGCTGTAGTGGAAGTAGGTGCCTTGGTCCACGGCGGCTAAGCCCATCGGAGCACCCAAGGAGAACCCGTACACCTGCGACATGACGCCGTAGTTAAGGTCTCCCTGCTCGGCACTGGCTACGAGTTCCCTGACCGCTTCGTGCAATTGTCCTTCGTAGTTCTCGGTGAACACGACAGTAGGAATCTCTTCGGTGGAGAGGCCGTACTTCGCCGCAGTCTCCTTGCTGACACGATGAGTCTTGTCGTAGTCGAGCCTGATGCCAGCCTCAGAGCCCTCAAGGGACTTGTTCTTGACGATTGAGTACAAGAGAAGGGGCGTGGCGTTCCTGACCTCGACGTCCGTAAGGATGTCCAGAATCAACTGCCTGTGCTTACTCTTTACAGTAGACTGGACGTACTGAAGCGGGTGACCGATGGTCTCAAGCCTGTCCTTGTCGGCAAGCACCTTGTTCTTGAGCGTATCAAGTTCGGCCAGCAACTTGCTGTTCTCTACTCCCTTGAAGTCGGAGCCAAGGAAGGAGTCTGGCATGGGGCCGAAGGTCGAGCCTTGGTACCTGTCGGACTGCAGTTCCTCGATGCCGAGGGCGGCGATGGTATCACGGGACATGTTCAGGGAGTTGCCCACCTCGGTGAGGTTGGCGTTGGCCCTGTGGTATGCGGTGACGATGACGTCGCTGTGTCGGGCGTGGCCAAGTTGCATGGTGCCACGGGGCGAATTCTTGTGGCCCTGATTGCCCATCCTCATCTGTGCGTTGACCTTCACCTTCATGATTCGCTCGATGGACTGAATCTGCATGTCGAGCCTAGCGGCCTCTTCGGCGTTGTCTCCGACACGCTCCCTCATCCTCTTGAGGTTCATGATGTAGGCATTGACCTTATCAAGGCCCATGGTGGTGTGCAGGGTATCCCAGCCGTACTGGCCGATGCCGCTGGTGTATCCAGCATAGTCTGGCTGATTGGTGAAGGGCGTGATGCCGTACGGATACTCGGTGTTGTCGGAAGCAAGCGTGTGAGTCTTGCTCGTCTTGTTGCTGAGTCCGACTGAACCCTCGGAATTGTTATCTCCCCATTCCCTGATTACGTCGAGGTGGACATTCCTTCCCCTGAAATCTGGAATCTCGAAATCAAAACCAGCGAGCCTTCCGACGGCTTCAAGTTTGGCACGGGCAAATGCGTCGTTGAACAGGTGCCTGTAGGTTTCAAGCACAGGCTCGGAGATTACTTCTCCAGCGTTCTTGGGCCTGACCATGCTCTCACTGTCCACGCTCAAGGCGTCCTTGGCCGTAGTGACCTTGGGCATGTCTTCGGAGGCACTCTTGATGATGTCCTCGACCCCATTGGCATGGTTCTCGACCATCTGCTTGACGGCGTCCTTTTCGTAGAACTGTTCGAGTGCGGACTGCAGTGCTTCGTCGTGCATCTTCCTGACAGTGGCTAGGTAAGCCACCATCTGGCCCTTTTCGGATTCAGCGGCGGTCTCAATCTCCATCTCGATAGCCTTCAGGTGCTTCATCCTTTGAGCCCTGAGTCGGCTTGCGGCCGACATGACAGCCCTAGTCGGAGAATTATTTCGTGCAAGGTATGGAGAGGCGGGCATTTCGTCAGCCCTTCGTCCAGTCTGCGGGTACATGGCCCACAGGAACTTGGCCACCTCCATCTTGGTCAACTTGTTCTCCTTGTTGTCGTAAAGGAATTCGGCAAGGCCGAGCACCCTCATTTCGTTCTTGGAGACGGAGTTTTCGACGAACATCTCGTACCATTCATTGCCAGTGGCCACCTCTACGGCTTTCTTGACCTTCTTAAGGGCACCAGACTTGTTCTTCTCAAGCATGGGAACGAGTGCCGTCCTGAGGACGTTGAGTGCCCTAGGTGCGAACTGGAAATAGGAGCCGCCGACGCCGAATTGCAGGCCACGCCTGATGTCGTGCTCGAACTGACCGACGCCACCCGTAGAAAGACTGATGACGTTACGCTTCTGCGGAGCCTTGCCAGTGATGGACTCTGGCTTGAGTAGCATAGCCTGAGCCGCCTTGGCTTCGGCAAGGGTGCCGAACGGGGTGTCGATGTTGCCGACGTAGAACTTGCCCTCTTCTCCGTACACGCTGAAAGAGCCGCCCCCCTTCGAGTCTTCCAAGAACTTGTCTGAAACCACGAGGCCAGCGTGGATGTCGGCCTTGCCGCTCTTGGGTCCGAAGCCCTTTGAGGCTTCATGCTCGGTAATCTGGTATCCGCCTTCTCGGAACAAAGCGGACGGGACCTCTGCCTCGACGCCGCCAGAAAGGATGGTATCCCTGTACTTGTTGGCCTCCGATTCGGTCCTGAAGGTCATCACCTTTCTGCTCTTGGTGGGTACGCCGATGTCGCTGACGCCAGAGATGACGTCATGGCCAACCATGTATCCGCTCTTGTCGCTCTTCCTGATGATGGTTAGGTTGTGCTTCTTGCTGGAATCCCATGCAAACCTCTGCAGGTCTGGCATGTCTGGCATCAGCAGTTCGATGACGGCGGACCTGTCTCCGTTCATGGCGATACCACGCTCGACATCGGGCATAAAGTACCCGCTTTCGCTGGACGTCATCCTTTCTCCGAGCCTCTGCAGGTCGGTGAGGATTTGCGGGTTATACCTGACGACCTGATTGGTGGCCTTGTTGACCAAGTCAGTCGGGTCGTAGCCAGAGGCGGCAGTATCGACGTTGGAGAAGCCCCTCATCGTCGGAGTATTAGAGGGACCAGCCGTAGAGGCATCACGCTTTTCTGCGTGTGCCCTGAGGAGTCTCGTAAACGAATTAACATTTTCAGGGCCCATGGCACCACCAGAACCCAACTGGCCAGACCAAGGATTGTCGGCATCACCCCTCATCAGGTAATGCTCATGTCTCATGGAATACTTCACCTTGTCGTTCTTCTCTAGTGAAAGGTAAGCGTATGCGGACATCGTAAAGTACGCATTCTGGATGTCCTCCATGGTGGCATTCTTGGGAAGAATGATGGTAGCGTAGGTATTCTCTGGAGAAGAAGACATGAGCAGGTCGCTCATATTGCTGAACTGCCTGACCTGCTCTAGGTCGTTTAGGTCCAACTGACTAAAGTCAAGGGCATCTCCGCCTTCCCTGATTCTGGCGATTGCGTTGAAACCAACGCCGCCCTGTTCTGGGTTCCACCTTGAGACGTGTCCCACATGCCTGCTGTGCCCGTCAAGCCTTCCGAGGAGCGTACGCTTGGAGACAGCCCTTGCGGCTAGGTTGAACTGCTTGAGCACGGGGGCGGACGTGTAATCCATCCTCTGTGCGACCCCTCTCTCAATCCTTCCAGCCCATTTAGACCAATCTATGGTGTGTGGAGCGAACAGGGGAAGAGAGGTGTGCGGGGACTGCGGGATAAGCGTCTTGCTTTGCACGTCCCAACCGAGAGACCTTCTGTGAGAATAGCCGAGAGCGTTCACATAATGCTCGCTGAAGATGCCGTCAAAGTAACCGCTGACGTCGGTGTCAGGGGAGATGTTCAGCATGATTCTTCCGTCTTCCAGCCTAGTCCAAGCGAAGCCGACCTTGGGCTTGTCCCTCTCAGCCGTCACCGACGAGTCGAACGGCATTCCAGTCCAAGAGTTGCTCTGCATGTGGCCCGAATAGAAGGCGTCAGCCCTCCTTGATTCATAGGGCATGCCGACGTACTGGAAGGACTGCTTCCTTGCGGCACTGAACCTAGCGGGCTGTACGGAGAGGGTGTCCCTACCCATTGCGGATGCAATGGATGCAAGCCTGTCCACGACCAGTTCCCTTCGGACTCTGGCGGATACCCTAGACCCTCTGGCCTTAACTGGCAGTGCATACTTGGTGCCTTCTGGGCTTCCGATGACCTGAGGCTTTTCAAGACTGACATCCAGCCATGCGTCTTGGACTCCGAAAGAACCTGAGTTGTCGATGTAGTCGTAATTCCTGTATTGGGTTTCGGCCATGTTGGCGATTACGCCGTACATGTCGGACTCTACGGCATCAACCGCAGTGGCGTAACCTAGGCCCGTCTTGACGTCCCTAGGCTCACTGCTCTTGAATTCTCTCCTCGCATTCTTGCCTCCGCCGAAAACAGAAGCGATGACAGGGCTGGTCGTATCTGCCTGCTCAAGCCCCACGCCATCGACGTCCATGCCGTATTCCGTGGCACGACGGCGTCCCTCAAGGTTACGCCTGAACTTCATGTGACCTACCACCGAAGGAGAGGTAACGTTCATGGCTCCATCACGCCTGTAAGTGTGCGGGAGAGGTGCCTTGGTCTTGACCTTTTTAAGGGCGGCGGCTCCGAAGAAATAGCCACGCCAGAACTCAGTGTCTAGGCCTTGGGTCCTGATTTCATTGCTTACGTACTTGATTACATCGGAGGTAAGACCCTGCTTTTGGCCAGTCTTGTACACCTCGCTGTCGCCATACATGTGGTCGTAGCCATAGGTGGAGCCTTCATCGACGGCCCTGACAATCTCTGCGGACCTCTCTGGCTTAACCTTGGACATCTTCACGCCCTGAAGGATGTTCAGCCTGAGGACCATTCCGTCCACCGCATTGACCGACGAGGATTCGTAAAGAAGTCTGCTTACCTTGTCCCTGTCCACCATGAGCATCCACTGGGAAAGCAGTCGGTTGAACTCGTTGGCCTGTGCCCTATCCCGCATGTCTGCGGTCTCGGCCATGGCAATCAGTTCATGGTATGGTCCGACATCAAGGCTCTTACGCATCTGCTTGATGTGTCCAGCGGTCACCTCTGGGTAACCAAGCATGTCATTTGCTAAGATGTAGGGTGCGGCCAAGTTGCCAAGGACGGCACGATTGAACTGGTTGCCCTGAGGATGCAGAATGGGGTCTCCGCTCTGCCTCTGCATATTGTCGAACAGTCCGCCAGTCTGGTAGTCTGCGGTAATCTGCTCCCTCTTATTGGTAAGTGCCCACTCGACGAGCGGGGAAGTGCCAGCCTCGTTATTCAGGGCGGCGAACATGTTCGTGCTTAGGAACAACGTTCCGTCCAAGATTTTGCCGTTACCCCCAAGGTCAGCCCTGTTGATACGGGCGTCAGGGTTGTAGATAGACCTAGTAAGGAAATCCATTTCCACGTCGTAACGCATCGACGGGAAGTAGGTCGGCGTGGACTGATTGCCGACGGGCTCAAAAATAGTGGAGCCAAGCATGGCCGTCACCTTGGCCTCCATGTTGAACGCACTCCTGTTGGCGGCGATGACGATGTGCCTAGGAATCTTGGAATCTGTATTGAACGAAGGAAGGGATGTCGTCGTAGGTGCGTCGGCATCGGCGATGGCGGCATCGACGTCCACGAAAGTGTCATTGCCACTAGTGATTACTGCCACGCCAGCGACATTGGTCCTCTTGGTGGACCCAGTCCTAATCATCATGCCATGGTCAATCTTTCCAGACTGGTGGGGGCCAGAGGCTTGGTTCAGCGGGTGCAACGGGGCCTTTGCCTGCAGTTCTTCCAACTGCATCTTCAGCACGGAAGCCACGTCAGTCTGACGCTTCTTGAATTCGGCTTCCTTGGCTTCAAGCCTAGCCAGCAATGCGTCAAGTGCCGCTTCTTTGGTGAGCCCAGCGGCAACGCCTTTCTCGATTTCCCTGAGGGTCTGCAGGCCGAAGCCGTATTCGGACCACTTGAATTCTGGGTCGCTAAGGTAGGCCCTAAATCCATCGACCTCTGACTTGATTGAACCGACGTGCTCAAGACCAGCGTCATTTTCAGAAATCGTGTCATGAAGACGCTGGGTGATGTTGCCCATGGTGTCTTCGTTGCTCCAATTGTTGTGAAGGTAGGCAATACGCTCCGAAGCGGCTTCTACGCCATCTCCATAAAGTACGCTCTGCAGGTACCTGTTGCTGTCCATGGTGCCGCCTCTGGTATCCGAGTAAGCCCTCCTGACTGTCTCGTCCAAGTTGCCGCTAGGCATGATTTCCAATGCCGTTTCGGCACGGGAAAACTTCGCCATGCTGGGACTGCCCGAATGGCCGAGGTCCTCAAGCATGAACCCGCCACGGAGGGTTCCGATGGACGGCATGTTGGGAATGACAAACGGAGCCTTGTACTCGTTGAACTTGTTCGGTCCGCCTACATCCTGCAGGTCCTGCAGTATGGACGTCTTTCCGTAGTATCTGCCAATCGCTGTCGCAACATACGTGTTGCCAGCGGTGGTGCCAGAGGCGGTGCCGACATAAGATGCCCTCTGGGTGTTTTCGTCCCCGAAAGTGGTGATTCCCTCCCAAGGTGCGGTCCTGATAAGGCCTTTTTCGATTTCGGTCAGCATGAGCAAGGCCAACTTGGACCTCATGGCCTTGTCCGACGCCGACTTATCCAGCATGTCCTTTGCGAACAAGTCCAGCATGGGCTTAATCATGTACGACATCCTCTTGAGCCTTTCGTTCATCGTAGAGACGAGGTCATGGTCGCCCATGGTGCCAGACGCCTTTTCGATGGTTTCTCGCTTGAACCTAGAGGTTACGCCCTTGGAGATACGCTGTTTAATTTCACGAACAGCCGCCCTATCGGCTTCGCTGGTGATGAACATCTCAAGTTCTGGGACAGTAAAGTGATATTCGGTTCCAGTAATCTTGAACCTACCGATTTGAAAGTCCTTGGCATCATAGCCGAAAACCTGTTCGCCCTGAGAACCCTTGAGGGCCTTATGGGCGAAATCTCGGGACTGCATCGGGAATCCTGCAACCAACCTCTTAGGGTTATCGCCTTGAGTGGCACGGGCGATTACCTCTGGGCTGGCAACGTTTCCGACGCCAAAGCCCCTTCTGGAGGAAGAGTAGGCCTGCCTGACATGGAAATGGTTGTAGGCGAAGATGTTCAGCAGGTCGTTCTTGGTAAGGACCATGTCCCCGTCCAGCGACGTGACGACTTTTTCAAGAAGGACGGCGGACGCCGCTTCCTTGGTGTACCTTCTGCTACTCTCCCCCGCCAGCATGGGCATGATTTCGCTGACCTTGAAGATGGGCGGGAACTCGTCGGAAGCCACGAGGTCCATAAGCGAGTTACCGAGACTGATGACGTCCTCGGATATTACCTTTGCACCAGCGATTTCCAGAATTTCAGCCAGCGTGTAGGTGCCGTCCTGCTTCGTTTCGAACGGGACGACGTAGTTCTTGTGGTCGTACCTATTGCTTTGGTATCCTTCGCCGACTTCGTAGCCGTTGAATTTCTTTGAAATCCTGTTTACGGCCGCTTCGTATTCGCCGCTGACGATGTAGTTGCCAGTCTTTAGGACGATTCTTCCGTTCTCGACTGTCCAGCCACGCTCAGCGACGGCGAACCTGTTGAGCAGGTCGATTTCTTCGGACGTCTTCCCAAGGATGTACCTGACAAGTGACAGTTTTCCGAGGAGTGCGAAGCCCTTGCTGTCTTCGGCCTTTTCGCCGATACCGCCGAGCGACTGCATGACGACATGGACTGGGTTCCTGCTTCCAGTGTCAAAGGCGTCGAGGGCTTTGGTCTGACCCTTTTGGAGTTCAGAAGGAGTCATGACGTCCGAATTTTTCATGGCATTGCTGATGATGGCCATGACGGAGCCCTCTGGCAGTACGTCCTCTGAGAACTTGCGGGGGTTCTTCTGCAGTTCACTCTGCGTAAGCATCCTTCGGTCTTCGGTCTCACGGGCCATGCGTTCCTCGGGGAGGAGCAGATAGTCCATGTCGATGTAGTCCTCAAGTGCCTGCCTAATGAGCAGGGCTTTTTGCTCTGGCGTCGAATGCTCGATGGCGGCGACGCTCCTTACCAAGCCAAGGGCACTGGTAGCGGCCCTGAACTCGGTGTCGAAGTGGGACTTGATGGAGTACTGTGCGTTGGTACGCCTAATCTGCTCCCTGACCTGCATCATGTTCTTGTATGCAGAGAGGTATTCTGCGGGCAGTTCGGCCCTGCTTACTTCTGCCTGAATCTCCAGAACCTTGCCTGCGAGTTGCCTGTCGATGCGGCCAGCGTCTGCTTCAGAAGCAATGATTCCAGCGAAATTCCTGATAGCCGTCTTCATCAGGGTGCCAGCCTTCATGTTGATTTCCCTGATGACGGGGGACTCCTTGGCCAATGCCAGCCTGTTAGCCAGTTCGGCTGGGTCCTTGGCCGCAGTCTTCTCGGCATCAGACCAGATGCTGTTCCACTTCATGCTCTTTCCGATTTCGTCGGACAGGGAGAAGTTGCTCCTGATACCAAGCAGGTTGGCGAAGTGACCCATCACCACCTCCCTGTTCATGTTCATGATGTGGCTGTGCTCATTAAACCAGCCAGCCTTCTCTTGAAGCACGTGCTGTGCCTCGTGTAAGATTACTGAGGCCAGAGGATTCTGGGCAACATACTTGCTGGACAGCGAGGTATGGTCGTTGAAAACCATGCCGTCGATGTCGTGCTTGACGTTGAGGGCCGCAGAAGCGAAAGAACGTACGCCAAGTTCAATGATGTAATCTCCGTTTGCGGTTGCGACGGCGGCTCCGCCATGACCATCGACCCAGCGGACCTTAACGTCCTTCATCTCTGGGTAGTAGTAGTACATGGTGTCATGCCCGAACACCTTTCCGAGAGTGGTATCCCTACCAATAGGGGTGCTCCTAGAGATGTACTTGGGTAGCCTGTCGTCAGCCGCCCTACGCCTGACCTCAAAGGCATAGTCAGAGAACGCCTTTTCGGCGTCTGGCATGCCAGCAAACGGGAGCATGTGGGGCTGACCCTCTACGGAAGAGGTGTCTAGGTACGCCTCGGCGTCGGAGAACTCGAAGGCTAGGACCTTCTTCCCATTGAACCTGATTTCCCTAGCGAGACCAGCCTTGATGACTTCGCTACGTCTTTCGTGCGAAAGGGCCTCGACGCCACCCATGGAGAAACTGGTCTGGGAAAGGGAGTGGAACTTGTCCCTAGCCTTCCTCAGGTTCTCGATTTCTGCGAGGTGTGCACCAGACTCCTTCTTGAAGGTGTTGATGAACTGACTGGACATGGCACCTTCGTAGTGGCCTTCGATTACAGTCTTTTCGGCACCGACATTCCAGTAAGTCTGGGCTGAGATGTTATAGTTAGCGACGGCTTCGTCCCAGTACTGGTCCATGAACATGGACTCAGCACGGGCATAATCCTTGGATGCGGACTGTTCGCCCCAGCGTTCCTCGAACCTTCGACGCATCAGGCCTTCGTCCATGGCCAGAGCAAGGCCAAGGGTGGCCTGTGCCATGTGCCTGACGCCCTGAATCTTGGTGTCATCGGCTAGGTCCATGAGTGCACGGGCCAGTTCCTTGTGGTCGCCCTTGCCCATGTACTCACCCCAGACCTTGGTGACAGTCTGGTCTTTGGTCTTGTCAGACGAGACAATGCTGGTGGCGAGGTGGTAAAGTTTCTGAGGCAGGGTGGCCTTGTCGAACCAAGTATCCTTGAGTCCGTCGCCCACCAATGCGTCGTGCTGAGGAACGGCACCCCAGTGCTGGCTGAATGCCACGGCTCGCATGGCGTTCTTGGGCTGTCTGGCGGACGGAACAGTGCCAGCATCGGTCCTTCCCCTGACGCCCGTCTGCCCGTTCCTGATTACAGTCACCATCCCGTTCGGGTTGAGCAACTGCATGTCTTGACCGCCGATAATGAACAAATGGTCTCCGATTCCCTCTCCTAGGTTTTCGGCCGTGTATTCGGGGGAGATGATTTCAATGTTACGCTTGATGAGATTATGCGTCTCGACAGTCCTGCGTGGCACCGAGCCAATTTCTTCCTTGGCGATGTCACCAACGTTTGAAATTTGCGGGCCCCAGTGTGCAAAGGCAGTCTTAAGGGATGTGGCCACAAAGTGGACCTTCTCGTCATCAGGGATGGCAAATAACAACTTGGTCAGTGCCTTGGCGTGTGCCCTGACGTCCTTGGTGGTACCAATGCCTACGACTTGGTTTCCTTTCCTGTCGTATCCCTTGATGATTTTGGCGGTCTTCATGTCGTCTGGTACCAGCATCTTGCTGGCCTCCCTGATGATGTTGATGAAGTCCTTGTATCCCTTTTCGTTCCAAGCCTTGATGTCGGCCTTTTTGGGCTGACCAGAGGGAAGCCCAAGTGCAGAGGCGATTGCCCTAATGGAAGGCCAGAAATTGCCCTTTCCAGTATCAAGGCCAGAAATTGCCTTCCTGAGTTCTTCCCCAGAAGTGGCGGAAAGCAAGTTGGTAAACTCTGGAGACTTGATAAGTTTGCTACGCTCTTCGACGTAAGTGACGACCTCTGAGCCAGCCGTATCCTTTCCTTCCTTAAAGGACTTGATGGCGGAATTAATGAGGGTGTGGATAGCCCTGTGGTTTCCGAAATCTGCAAGCGTCTTGGGCTCGAGTGTCATCGACGATGCGGTGACCGACTCGGAGTTGACGGCTTCTACCACGTGCTGAATCTCGCTCTGGATGTCCTGAAGCAGGAAGTCCCTTCCGATTGAGGGGTTGATGTCGTAGTAACTCTTGTCCACATAGACCATGATTTCCCCGTTGGTCGGATGCGGCATGAGTTTGACCGACTTGCCGACGTACTTGCTGTGGACTGCGTATCCCTTGTCCTGATTGGGCATGATACGGACGATGCCCAAATTGTAATTAATCTTGTTAGAGTCTTGGTAGGCTTTCAGTTCGTCGTTGTTGCGAAGGAACTCGCCAAAGGCTACGGGGAGCCCGTCCAAGATTGACTTGTAGAGGCGACCAATGGTGACCTCATCGACCCACTTCGGCTCAAACATCTTACCCCCAGCGACAACTGGGGCTAGGTTAAGGCTGGTATTGTTGGCCAAGATGGCCTTGGCCTCGTGGTACTCCTTGGCCTTGTAAGACTGCTCCTGAATGGACCTGAGACGCTCGGGCCTGCTCATCTGCTCCCAGCCTTCCTCGGTGGGCAGGGCTAGGATGTCCGCAGGGTTCATGGCTTTGCGGAGGTGCTTCTGTGCGGCCTTGAAGGCCTTGTCCTTTTCGTTGTACCTGCCGACCATGCCGCCAAACGGGCTGAACACTTTCCAGCCACCGCCAGAGGTGGAACGCTCCCTGATTACCCTGTAACCCTGACCGCTGGCAAAAACGTTAGCCGAGACCTCCTCGAAGCCAGCCGTGGAAAGGTTACGCCTGAGGGGCTCGTAGGACCTGCCATGGTGATAGGGGAAGGGGGATGCGGTAAGTTTCTCGACACCGATGAGGTTCTCCAGCCGCATCGAATGGATGGGGAAGTTGGGGTCCTCATGGTCGCTCATGTAGCCCTCACGAGGGGCGTTGAAGTAGGACTCGTCCTTCCTCTTGCTGGCACCGAACGTCTCATACATGATGTCTCTGACCTTCTCGGCATTCTCGCCGAACTTGGGCCTGAACAGCGTAGCGGAGTCCACCCTAGCGGACGGCTCCCTAAGCATGTTCATCATGTAGACATGGAAGAACTCGTTGAACTCGCCGATGTTGGAGAAGAAGGCCTTGACGTCGGGGCGGGCCCACATCTTCAACTGCCTGCGGTGGATGGCGGTATAGTCTACGACAGTCGTCAGGAAGCCGCCACGGGGTGCTCTGAGTTGCCTGCCTTGTGCGTCGGTGGTCCTGAGGGTAACCTTAAGTTCAAAGGGAACGAACACCCTGTGCGTGACGGGAACTTCTTCGCCGAAGATACGCTTGAACAGGTTGCCCATCGAGACAGTCCTATGGCTGGCATTGAGAGCCTGCCCGTAGAACATGTTGGGGGTCGTGAATCCAGAGGACTCGTAGCCTAGGTAGGTATCCCTGAAGGCTTTTGCGATTTGGGCCGACTCAGCATCAAGGTAGCCGCTGGTGACGAGGGCGTCTAGGACCTCGTCTTTCATGGTGTAGACGTCGGCAGACCTATTGCCGTGCTCATCCACAGTGAACTTGGGCTTCAGTTCATCAGGGAGGGCGTCGAACACCTTGAACGCACCTTCCGCAGACTTGGCGGACATGTCATTGCGTTCCTTCTCGCCCTTAAACGTGGCTCCGTT